TGAAGGGTGTTAGGCAGGATAGTAAATGGCGACCTAAAGGCTCAAGTCCGGGCCAGGTTCTATGAAATAATTATGAAATAATATAGTTTAGGGTATCAGTTACAAACGACCCCTACAGGCGGATTAAAACCCGTTTGTGGGGGTTTTTTATTTGGACATCTGAGCTGCACCTGACAGTGGCAAACAGGGATACCGATGGTCGTGATGGTGTAACCGACCCCGTACTGCCTGCGGAATCAGGTAGCTACCAGTTGGCGGACTGGGCAAAAAACCGCCTTCTGCTCGCTTGAATGAAGCGTGATACGGCTCATCCGGCCGGTAAAAAAGGAGATATTGTTATGGCTGAAAACGAAGAACAGAAACCTGAAGAAGAATTGGAAGTTAAGGAAGAAGTTGAAGCCCCTGAGACTCCGCTGGCCGAGGAGCCGGACCCTATCCAGGAGCAGTTACACGCGAAAGACGCGGTAATTGGCGGAATGAGAAGGGACTTAAGGGATGCCAATACGAGAATAGCCGCATTGGAAGAATCTCGTAAGGAACCGGAGAAGTCACCGTTGGAGATTGCTGCCGAGGAGCAGGAAGTCTCGATTGACGAGGTTGTAGTGTCTGGAAAACTGCTACGTGAACAACAGGCATTTACCGAGCAACAGGCGGCGACCAAAGCTCAGAATGTGACTCATACCAGCCAGAAGTCGGATTATGAGGACGGCTTACTGGCCGTCCCGCAGGACGAACTCAATGCCCTGGTATCTGTCGGCGGTCATTTACTGACCGAAGGCGACCAGCGTAACGCCTGGGACGCCGGTAAGAACTCCGGCAAGGAGCTGATACGAATCCTTAAACACCGAATTTCAGATGCAGGACTTCAGCCTAAAGTTAAACCGAAAGCAGAAGGCAAGCCTAAAACTGAAAAGAAGAAAAAAGAGGACGAAGAAGAAGCCCCGGAAATGGCTGAGGTCTTTGACGCTCAGACTGAACGGGCTTTTGAAGCGTGTTCACCGAAATAGGCTTGTCCTTAGTGAAAGGACAGCATTATGGATTACATTAACCACCTTGCTCGTCATTTAGGTCTGCGTGCCTTGTTTGGCCCTTTGCGGGGCGGCTCTTTTGCCGCAAGGTTCGTAGATACCAGCTTTGCTACCGGCGATCCGCGTACTCAGACCATCTGGAGTAAGAAGGTATTTAAGTATGCCCTTCAGAACATGGCTCTGACGGCGATGATAGGCGACAGCAAAGGCTCCCTAATCCAGACCGAGAATCGCCTGAAGGACACTCCCGGCGATACGATTATCTTCGAGTCGAGGGACCCGATGAGCGGTTCTGGTCAGGGCGATGACGGCAATACGACAGGCAACGAGGAGCGCTTAAAGAGGCGGAATATGTCTCTTAGCGTACACGAAAGAGCGCACAGTTACGTTTCTGCCGGCAAGATTTCCGAGCAGAGGACGGCAACTAAAATCAGGGAAGATGGAAAGGAAGATTTAGGCGAATGGTTCGGCGAGGCACTTGAGGACGACCTTATCACTTGTGCCTGCGGACTGTATAACGAGAACTCGTCCAGTTCGGCCATTCAGACCATCAACGAGGCTTATCCATCGACCAACCGTATCTATTACGGCGGACAGTCTCTTGTCGGTGCGTTAGGAACAGCCTATACCACAGATGCCCTACTGACTGCCGGAACTCAGTCCAGTAACTATATGGGTACTCTGGTACTCGAAAAGGTAAGGCGTAAGGCTTTAGCGGCCTCTCCGAAGTTCCGCAAGGTCAAGATACACGATGTATCGAAGATGAACCCGGACGACCCGCGAGGCGGGATACACGGTCCGCTTGTAGGTAAGTACCTTATGGCCCTGCTCAATCCGCTTCAGATTAAGTCGATTAAGGCAGAGTCCGGAGCAATCGGCTGGAAAGCTATGGTAGCCGAAGCCGATAAGAGAGGTAATCTCAATCCTTTGTTCAGCGGTGCTTCCTTCCTGTGGGATGGTATTTTGGTCTGGGAATACGACCGGATACCGACCAGGACCGGAGCTGGTGGAACTACTCTTGCCGAGGGGTTCTCCCTGAACGCCGGACGGACGGCGACTGACGATGCCTGTGCCTCTGGCGATATAGTTGCCAGAGCAATACTGATGGGTGCTCAAGCTATATGTTTGGGTTGGGCTCAGACCTTACGGTGGTACGAGGACGTTATCGATGCCCGGAAGCCAAAAGTAGTCGTGGACGCATTGTACGGAGTCAAGAGGACTCAGTTCAACGCACACGGTACTGAGACTGCCGGGGAAACAGAAGCCATTTACTGCATAGACACCGAAGTTCTCTCGGACTAAGAAAGGAGATATTATGTTTAAGAAATTACTTACAAGCCTAATATTACTGGCCTTAGTCTGTTGTGTTACTTTCGGTCAGCCGAGCGTAGGGACGTGGTATCACGAAATACAGATTATGGACGAAGAAGGTGAGAATGTCACCGACATCACTTCGGTCAGTATTTATGGTACTGGGACCACTTCAACGTCCACTATCTATGCCGGACGGAACAAATCGCTTGCTATGACCAACCCAGTGACTACAGCTTCGACTAATACAACTTTAGTTGATGGCTTAATGGCCTGGTGGGGTCCGAGCAATTACGATTTCAGTATTACGGACGGTACGAATATCCATACCAATTACGGGTTCAGGACGAGAACTCCGTCCGAGGGCAAGATTACATTTCCGTCCTACCTTCACGCGGCCTCTACGACCTCCTGGACGGACGCTCAGAGCATTACTCTGGGTACAAGCTCCGATTGGGTCATCAACGCGGGTACTACGGCTGATTTGCTTACCTTTACACCTGCGAGCAACGGCGCTGTTTTCAGGGTAGGTTTGGCTGACGGGACTAAAAGCGGCGATTTTCAGGTCTATACCGGGTCTGCTGTCGGATTGATAATTGACGAAGGTACTAATGTTTTCGGTGTTAGCGGTTTGACGGCCAATATCAACGTGAACTCAAACTTCGCTACGAATATCAATTCCGGCTCGACTACAGGTGCGGTAACTATCGGAAGTGGGACCTCTGGTGCTTGGGCTGTGGACGGAACATCGACAGGTGCTTTGAACGCCGATGACTCTATCGCCATAACTGTATCTGCCGGTACTATTGACATTGACTCGACCGGCGGCGATCTTGGTATTGACGCTACCGATAAGTCGATATTGATTGATGCCGGGGAAGCGGCCGCCGATGATGCTGTTACTATAACAGCAACAGGCGCGGGTTCGGGTATTGATATAACCTCTCTGGGCGACATTGACATTACTACTACCGGAACTGCGGCCGAGGATATTACGATTGATAATCAAGGCGGTTCTGTCCATATTATTTCAACTGAGGCTGTTACCGATGGTATAAATGTTGATGCGACAGGCGGTATTGATATTGACGCTGCCGATGACATCAGCCTTACTCTTACGGCAGGTTCAGCGGGCGAGGACTTGACACTTCAAGTTACCGGAGCCGCTGACGGCAGTATTGTATTGGTATCTTCCGGTACGGCGGCCAACGCCATCGACATTGACACAAGTGCCGGTGGAATTGATATTGATATGGCCGGCGGTGCTGCAGGTGAGGACTTCGCTGTTACTACGGCAACATCAGTACATTTAATCTCAAGCGAGGCGGTTTCTGACGCTATCAATATTGACGCGACAGGTGCGGCCGGTGGTATCGACCTTGATACGACCAACGGCGGGATTACTCTTACTGCCGCCAATGCTTCCAATGGCGATATTACCCTGACGGCGGCGGACGATTTAATCCTGGCTGTTACCGGGGCATATAATCTTGGCGGGGCTCCCCCCACAAATGTATATAGATGGATAGAGATTGTTACTGCCGCGACTCAGACGCTTGCCGCTACCGAGAGTGGCAAGACCATCATATCCAACTATACCGGCGACTGTACCCAGACCTTGCCGACTGCGGCTGCGGGATTATGGTTCACTTTCGTTGACGGCAGTTCTACCAACGCTGACGATTTGATTATTGTACCATCTTCCGGCGATCAGATTGACAACGATACCGCAGGTGACGCTATCGAGAGCGCGACTGACGCTTATCCTCAGTCGGTGACTCTGTTGGCTGTTGACGCTACGGACTGGCATACGATTGTAAAGGTTGGCACTTGGGGCCAGCAATAGGATTATTTGAGGGTTAGGGCGGGAAACCGCCCTTCCCTTTCTTATGTTCAGAGCGATGAAAGTAGAATTTTTGAATATGCAGAAGAAGGCCGAACTATGCCTTTTGATAGTCGGTCTGTTTCTGTGCTTTACCTTCAGGTCTGCGAGGATGCTGGACGTTGCCTGTATGCCGCGCTGGATTATACTTGCGGTCCTGACCTTGATTCTAATGGTGTCCCTGGTAGCGAGGAGCGGCCTGAGAGTGCCACACAACCTTTTAACGGCGGCGTTCCTGCTCTATTTAGCGGCAATGGCAGGTTCTTTAGCGGGCGCTTACAATATTGGGGAAGGTATATTCCAGGTTTGCAAGGCCGTTTTAATGCTGTTGTTCCTGCTGGTATGTTTTTCCATAATCAGGGACATAAGGCAACTGGCCCTGCCATTGACTATCATATCGATATTTCTCGGT